TTTGATTGGCGTAAACCTACAGTCCAAATGCTGGGACGTTGGCAACCATGGCATGCGGGCCATCGTGCATTATTTGAACGTGCTATTAAAAAAACAGGTCAGGTTTGTATTATGATTAGAGATTGTCAAGGGTGGAATCATAGTAATCCGTTTGATTTAGAAGAAGTTAAAAAATATATTCGTGCAGATCTTGATCCTGTTTATAAAGGCATGTATGAGATAATTATTGTTCCTAACATAGTAAACATTACATATGGTCGCGATGTTGGTTATATTATAGAACAGGAAACGTTCGACGATGCTACTCAGGCTATATCTGCAACATCTATTAGAAAACAAATGGGTGTAGAATGAAAGAAAAATTCAAACGTGCATATATGCAAACTGCACAGACTTTTGCTGAGCTAAGTCATGCACAACGATTAAAAGTTGGTTGCATTGTGGTCAAAGATGACAGAGTAATATCTATTGGTTATAACGGTATGCCAGCTGGCTGGGATAACAACTGCGAAGATGAATTTTTACACGAGGATGGCAGTATCACGAATAAAACAAAATCAGAAGTACTACATGCTGAAACAAATGCTATAGCAAAACTAGCTCGGTCAAACGAAAGTGGAGAAGGTGCAAGTCTATTTGTTACTCACAGTCCGTGTCTAGAATGCGCCAAATTAATTTACCAAGCTGGTATAAAAGAAGTTTATTATAAAGAACCTTATAGAGACACAGCAGGAGTTGAATTTTTATCTAAATCGGGCATTAAGGTTGATAAAGTTTAAGGTTATATTTTTTTACCACGTCTTGTAAATTTGTTGTAAGTTCACTCCATGCTGTATCTATTAAGGATTTACTGTAAAACAAATTAAAATTATAATCTAATACATCTTGCATTTCGACAAGCATGCTTTCTAATTTAATATTATCATAGGAACATATTTTTTCTACAATATGTGTAACAGCATTTAATCTTTCAATTGGATCTTGGATATTGTCGTAACTTTCGTCCCACCATCGGTCAAAAGTTTTGAATCCATAACTTTTTAAATATTGCAAATTTCCTCTACAACCAACTAAAACAAAAGGGTGCTTGGTTACAATTGGTTTAAAAATTTTTTCAGTTAGGTGTTTCTTCTCTTCCCAGAAACAAGTTTCTGTGACGACGTATAAAAAACTTTCCATTAGTTGAGGAATGCAAGTTATTGTTTGACTTGTATTGTGAATAAAAGGTTGATCAATTTGATCTATTCGCAAATTATATTTTATAGAGTTTAATGTTTCTATAGCATCGTATACAATTTCTTGATCTACGTTGTGCTTAGTTATTAAATCTAGTGCAGATTTTGAATATTCACCGTGCTCTGGGCATACATGACTAAAACTTACATGACCAAGTTCTAATAATTGTTTTTTAATTAGGTTAGCTACAAAAATACCTCGGTAAGCTCTGCTATTGCCTGTTATTCTATTAAATGAGATATATTTTTTTGATATTTTTCTTCGTGCAGGATCTATGATTTCAGTATTAAAACGAAACCCTCTGTACCAGTCAGCCGCTGCAAATATGTGGAAAAAATAACTGCATTCTTGAAGACGATAGTTGTCCAACTTTAATTTTGAAATAATGGAGTTTTTTATTTGACTATCCGGCTCAGTGTTAAGTATAATTATATGTCTATGTTTAGTGAACGTGTTTCCTAAATTGACTATAAGATTTTCAAAATTTGAAATTATTGGTTCTTGATCGAAACAAAGTACTATAGGACTAGAACCATTTCCGTTGCAATGCATCATTTCAATATTATCGTAACTTATTGATCCAAAAGGATAAAAGTAAATTAAAACAGGATCCGTAATTATAGTTTTTATAAAAGCAAAAATATTTTCGTAATGACTGTGAATATTATACATGTTTGATGTTTTTTATTTTGGACGTAAACCAAATTTATTTGCGCACGAAAAAGAAGCTAAGAATTTAGAACATGCTGCTGAAATAAGTAGAACAAGATTGTACTGGTTTATTTATGGCGGCAACGATTATACCAAATTTGATTTTGACTTTTGTCCTCCCCCATGGGAAGAACATCATATCCATATATTTTCTAGTCAATGGCAAAAATGTGGCGACGTTTTTTTAGCAAACAAGTATACTGTTCAGGATAAAGTCTACAATTTTAGAAATGAATTTAAAATAACAAGATTACCTGATAGAAAAAATTGGACAGTACCTGATAATATAGACGAAACATCAATTGATTTTTCTTGGCATCCTGATACACTTGATCCTCCTTACAATTATGAATTTGGAACTAATTATTATCGTGAAGGGGGTCCAGTATATAAAGTTGATAAAGCTGTAGATACGAAATATGTTAAAGATTTTATTGTAAGATATAAGGAAAATAGAAACAATTTTACTATCTTACTGCCTGTTGAATCTTTTCAATTTGATTGGAATCCACATCCAAAAGATCCACCTTACATTTATATATTTGGTAATCAGCACTGGCCGGCTAATATTATGCCAACAATCAAATATTGTGCACCGCATGCAACTGAAGTAAAATATTTAGATGAACCGTATGCTCTTCTTGCACCTCAGTATGATAACTGGAATAAGCTAATATCATTACCGTTTGACTTTGATTATTCTTGGTGCCCGGATCCAGGGGACCCACCTTACATATATCAATTTGGTAATCAGTGGTATCCTGCAGAAGTAATGCCAACAATAGAATATTGCGTTCCTGGTGCTACAGAAATAAAATACGTAGATACTCCCCATGCCAAGCTACTTCCTGTAATGGACAGATGGAATGTTCCTGAAGAAGTTGATAGTGCTAACATAGATTTTTCTTGGACCCCACATCCCAAAGACGATCCTTATATACATCATTTTGGGTCAGACTATCAAATTAGCACAGGGCTGACATATACAGTACCTGGTGCCACTGAACCAAAGTTTGAAGGCGAACCACCAAAACTTGTTATAGACAAAGCCTCTATGGCAATAGTTGATATATTTTTTGTAGACAGGAATAACACTTTTTCACAGGATAGATATAATAAACTTAAAGACAAGTACCCTAATATACAAAAAATAAGATATGCCAACAGTATGTTGGAAACTATTAAGCGTTGTGTAACTAGAGCTCGAACAAGAAAGTTTTGGGTTGTTAGCAGTCTAAACATATACGATGATTTTGATTTTGCTTGGCATGCTGAACCTTGGCAAAATTATATGACTCACGTATTTCCTAGTCAATGGAACAAATGGTCTGACACGTTTTTAATTAACAAATATGAATTTGAACGACATAGCAAGTGGGCTCGAGGTATAGAAGAATTTCCAAACTTAAATTTTGTTCAAAATCAAACTGTGCAATCCGCCAGTGATGGAAGTAACATTTACTATGTTGATCATGGCAATGAAACAGATCGGTTAAGCGTATTGCAAGATAGGTTTAGAAAAATAAAAACAACTAGATTTGTTGATAACTATCTTGATACTTTCAAGCGTATTATGGCAACTGCTGAGACAGAATACGTTTGGATTATTAATAGCATTTGCAATTACGATTACTTTGATTTTACCTGGCATCCTGAAGCATGGCAGTCAGAAATGATTCATGTGTTCCCTAGTGGCTCACAAAAGCGAGGTGACACATTCTACATACATGTCGAATCGTTTAAAAAACAAATGTATGAGTTAGAGTTACTTGATTGGTTTAATGTGATTAACTATTGCGAGGATCAGAGAGTATATAGATATAAAGAACCTATTATTTTTTATGAAGGTGACACAATAGTAGATGTTGTTAAAAATGCCACTTTTACTTTTCCTTACATTTCATTTATTAATAAAAACGAGCCAGTAGAACATGAAACTAATCCGTGCTTGTGGTCTGCCAAAGATCGCTGTGTAATACCTCTTACAACAAATGGAGCATCGTCTTTAGTTCCCCGCGAGGTGAAAGCAGCAATAGAAACACAAATTTATGATTATCCTTATATTCTAAAAGATATCCCTACTCTTCCAGCTAATCGTCCTTTGGACATAATTTTTATCAGTAACGGTGAGCCCGACGAAGAACTAATGTTTCATCACACTGAGTATATGACCAATAGTGATGTAAAATGGATACGTGGAGTCAACGGGCGTGTAGCGGCATACCAGGCAGCAGCTCTTGCAAGTGAAACTCCTTGGTTTTTCGCTGTATTTGCAAAACTAGAAGTAGTAGGCAATTCATTTCCGTGGTACAATTGGCAACCAGATTATTGGCAACAACCAAAACACTATATTTTTAATGCTCACAATCCTGTAAATGGATTAGAGTATGGTCATCAAGGAATGATTGCATATAACAAGAAACTAGTGTTAGAGAATAACGATCCAGGTATTGACTTTACATTAAGTCAACCGCATGAGTCTGTACCTTTGTTAAGTGGTACTGCAAGATTTAATCAAGATCCATGGACCACTTGGCGTACAGCATTTAGAGAAGTAGTCAAGCTTAAACACTTTATGTCAACGCAACCTACACTAGAAACTGAACATAGATTGGATACTTGGTTAACAGTTGCTAAAGGTGATTATGCAGAATGGTGTTTACGTGGTAGTCAAGACGCTGTTGATTATTATCAAGAGGTTAATGGTGATTACACGAAGTTAATGCTGAGCTTTGAATGGGCGTGGCTAAAAGATCGATTTAATAAGACAAATAATTCTTAACTTGTTCTGCTATAGTTTCAACTTCTATGTCAGAAAGCTCAGGGTATATAGGTAAACTTACACATTCTCTAGTAAATGCAGAAGTTTCTGTGTATAGATCCTTGCTGTAGTCTATATAATTAAACCCGACACCAAGATCATAAAGTGCATGTTCGTAATGAATTTTAGTCTCTATTCCTACTAAAGATAGTCGATGCATTAAACTATTTCTATTATTGGTTCGAATCACAAACTTATGCCATGCATGAGTTACATCTTTTCCTGGCAACAAGATATCGCAATATTGATACAGTCTATCAATATAGTAATTGGCGATTTCTGTTCTACGCCGTTGCCAAGCATCAAAATGATTTAGTTTGACTAACATTTGAGCGCAGTCTGCTTCGCTCATTTTACTATTAGTTCCGGGAGTGTCGTGAATTATTTTTCCATTGTCTCTGAGATTTCTACAACGGTCATACAAGTAAAAGTCATCTGTTAAAATCATTCCACCTGATCCATAATTGTTTAAATTTTTAGTTGGATCAAAACTTAATATACTGATATCACCCATCTTGCCGCTAGGTATATTTTTATATGCAGCCCCAAAACTTTGTGCAGCATCTTCTATAATAACTAAATCTTCGTTGAAAAATTTAGTTTGCATTTGAAATCTATCCCAATCAATGCAGTTACCAAATAAATTAACAAACATTACAGCACCAACACTGGCATCTAGTTTGTATTCAAATGAATCAAGATCAATTAAGCCCTTATGATCAATATCACAAAACACTGGAGTAAAGTCGTTCATTAATACGCTATTAATTGTAGCAACAAAACTCACAGTGGGTATCAAAATAGAATATGGAGGGCGATTCATTGCTGCATATTGAGCAAATATAAGTGCTTGAGTGCCCGAGTTAACAGCTAGTGCATAATCTCTATGACATAACCGTGCGATTCTATTTTCAAATTCTGTAGTGTAAGCGCCATCTAAAACCTTGCCTGTTGAATATACTCTATCGGTGACATCTAGGATTTCTTCACGTAGATTTTTATATTGTCTATCTACGCCAAAGAAAGGAATTACTTGCATAATTTTTGTTGCCAGTAACTTGAAGACTGGAACCAATTGTAATATTTGAAAAATCCTTCTTCAACATTAACTGTTGGTTTATAATTGAAATCTTTAACGGCTCGATCGATGTTTAGCCGACCACGTTTTGGAAAACTTAAATCTCGATCTTGTATTTCTAAACTACCCTTGCCGGCAATAGAAATTGCTAACTCTGCTGCTTCTTTAAGAGTATACTGTCTTTCTGCACTACGTGTAATATTGTAAATTTGATTTGCGGCATTTTTGTTTAAAGTCGCTTGAACTATACCTCGGGCCGCATCTTCAACGTAGGTAAAGTCTAGTACCTCATTAGCGCCTTTGACCTTTAAAACTTCACCTCGCATGGCACCTAACATAAATTTAGATACAACACGATCCTCAACATCAAGTTCACCGTACACAGCACTTGGTCGAATAATAACATATTCAAACCCATATTGTCGAGCATAATCCTCGACTAGTTTTTCGCCCATGTACTTCATAATACCGTATTGACCAATTGGACTACAAACAGCATCTTCAGTGACGTCTGATTCAAAGTCACCATAAACCATACTTGAACTTATGTATACAAAACGTTTGATTGTATGAAAACGAGCAGCTTCCAAAAGATTAATTAGACCAGTGGCCATAACTTCACTTGCTACAACAGGATTTTGACTAACTACCTTTTGTCTTGGAAAACTGGCCAAATGAACAATTGTGTCACAATTAAAAATTTTCACTCTACTTTTAATATCATCTTTGCTCCTGATATCGGCCACTAAAGGTGTAGATCTAAATCTTTTAAGTCTTTCTTGTAACAAATAATCCAACTCATCTTGCGGAACAAACCCATATGTAGTTCTGTTGTCTATTCCAAAACATTCAATACCCTGTTGTTCAAGGAGTTTAACAACATTGTGTCCAATAAAGCCAGCAGCGCCTGTGATAAAAATTCTCATCGATATTTTAATGTAAAGTAAGTAGAGTCTTCTTCTGATAATTCGCCATATATGGTTACTTTATAACCAAAGCTATTTTGGTCTACCATAATTCTATAGGTAGGTGATGCACAATGTTGCATTACCCATTGTCCTATTTCTGTCTTTTGCCATTCAGATAATGGTCCAGCTGCACAGATTGTCGGATCTTCTACATCTCCTAACGTAAGTTCATGAAAGATCATTTTTTAAATATTTCATTAAAGTTTGTTTTCCTTATACTGTCTAAAAGTTTCAAATATTCAAAGAAAATTGGTCTATGCTCACTATCAAATTGATATTCTTTGTCTATTAATTTAATAACGGCTTTTATGACTTCAATATAATTTTCTTTGAATGGGTGATCGTCTAATAAAATTCTATTCTCTAAGTCTGTTAATTCATTTTTCCAAGAGTGCATTTCTTCGGGCGTAAGCGTGTTTATCCTCATATGCCTGTACCCATTGTTTACGCTAAAGTGTAATTTTAAATTGTGCTGATAAACAAATTCTATAATATTTTTTAACGTATAGAAAGATGTATGCTGAATTACTGTTGCAACTGCAATGTTAAATTTTTTGTCGAGAGTGTTTTTTAAATCAAAAATATTTTGTTGTAAAATGTTCCAATCGCTACCAAATCTAACATAGTCATTTTGCGATCCTATTCCGTCAATACTAATCACTATACTCACATGTTTAAATTTATTAAACAAATCTATCCATTTTTTATTAATCAAAGTTCCATTTGTAGTTAATGTCAACACTTTATTTTGAGGAAATTGTATTGAATTTAAAGTATCGTACGCTTCCGGAGTCATTAAAGGTTCGCCTCCGGTGAGATAAATGTTATCTGCCTTGGCAAATTTTTCTGCAAGAAAATCTAAGTAAGTTTGCTGTTTATAAAATAACGATGAAAAATTTTTATCTATCTCATGATTATGCGATGGTCCAAATTTTTCATGATAAAAGTTAAGATATTGTTTAGAATATAATTTATATTCGGCCTCAATTGAGGAACTAGATTGCGAATTACACATTACACATTTAAGATTACACATGTTACCAAAGTGTGCATGCACATACTTACTATCAAACAAATCTTTATCATCAACACAGCCAATTTTGTCATAGACATCGCTATAGAGTTTGTTTAAATGAGTACGTAAACTTGCACTGTTTATATCATCTTTTTGCCAACAGTGAGAGCATCCTTGATGTCTGATGTTGTTTGCAAGATCTACACGTAAGTTGGTTAATAGATTATTCTTCCAATGTTCATAATTAGTAAAATCAACCTCGGGTTCGTTTTCATCAGGAACGTATTCACAACATACCTGTAGCTTGCCTGTTGTGTTTACTTCAACAGCAATATAAGGAGCAACACACTTAGTATCAAAAATAGGAATAAATTTATCCATTAAACAGCCATTTTAGCCTTAATCACACCATGTGATTGATAATCGTGTAATACTATGTCGCGCATAGTAAACTGGGTTATATCTTTAATGTCGGGATTAAGCCATAGTCGTGGAGCAGGTAATGGTTCACGCTTTAGCTGTTCTTTTACCTGTTCTTGATGATCCAGATATATATGTGCATCGCCGAGTACGTGAACAAACTCGCCTACCTGCAGACCACACACATGAGCTATCATGTGTGTTAGTAAACTATAGCTCGCGATGTTAAAGGGAACACCCAAAAACATATCGCAGGATCGCTGATACATCTGGCACGACAATCTTCCATCTGCTACATAAAACTGTGCAAAGCAATGACATGGTGGTAACGCCATTTGATCCAACTCTCCTGGGTTCCAAGCTGTTAATATATGACGTCTACCGTAGGGATCTGTTCGTATACCTTCTATTAAGATTTTCAGTTGATCTATTTCTCGAACTTCGACATCATTACCTTGTCTTCGATATGTAACACCAAAATCATCCTTAAAACTACCGCCAGCTGCTCGAGGTTTAATAGCACGCCAATGGCGCCATTGTACACCGTATACTCGGCCTAGATCGCCTTCGTACTTGGCTTTGGGTTTCCAATACGGTGCTAGAGCGTTTGGTGTCCATATAGTCACTACACCATCTTTAGTACCGTGTGTTATTTCTGCTAATCTACGTTCATCTCCGGATCCTTCAATCATCCAGAGAAGTTCGCCTACTATACTATTCCACGCCAACTTTTTTGTAGTAACAGCTGGAAATCCTTGGCTGAGATCATAACGTTGCTGCATACCAAATCGTGATATGGTACCTACACCCGTACGATCATCTCTGCGTGTACCTGTTTCTAAAACATCACGCAATGCATTTAAGTACTGTTGTTCCATTTATAAAGGTCTAAAAATATCTACATTTTTGTAGATACTAAAGTTTAACATTTTATCTGCGCTAGGTCTACTGCTTGTAATTCTCATGCCAGTCATAAATGCACGAAGATCAATTCTTACGTCAGAAAAGGCAGCTCCTTTTCTATGTGTAATGTAAGCATAATCTATTAGATCTTTACAATCCATTATAATGCTCGGACCACCAATTATAAAAATGTTTTTTTGTGGATATAATACTTGTAACTCTTTAATTTGTTTTTTATAATCTCCGGATAATCTTCTAACTGTAGGAAAATTCAATGGATGATTTGAAATAACACAATTAATTCGATCTGGTAATGGTTTTTTCAGTTTAGGATCATCCCAAGTATTTCTTCCCATTACAACCACTTGATTAACTGTATGTTCTCTAAACCAATCCATGTCTTCTCGATCGATTGGCCAAGGCAACGTGCCACGGTTGCCAAATGTTCCCATTTGGTCAGTAGAAAAAATTGTACAAATCATAAGTTCTTTAAGATTTCATCAGTAGCCGGTTGTACTATTTTTTGTACTGCCGAAACACTGATGTAAAAATCTATGTCCGTGATAATATGATCTAAAGCTTTTAGTTTTTGTTTTATTGTGACCTCAAGTTCGTCGGGGTCATTACCTTCGTCTAAGAGTTCTTTGATATTAATGTCAACAACACTGCCGTCTTTTAAATTAACTGACAAACTGTTTAACATTTGTATCGGAACTTCTTTTTTTTCTACGCTTTTTAAAATTGATTCCCATTGGGACTTGGTATTTAAGTTAAGCCGTTTGCTTTTTGGACGTGGTTTTTTTGGTTGTTCCGACATCTTTTACCTTTGGACTTAGAGTTTCTGCTTCTTGTTTTAGTCTAGCTGCTTCAGCTAAAAGTTGTTGAGCAGTTGCTTCCATTTTTTGTGCCTGTTCTACTCTCTGTGCTGCTAAATCAGAATCATTTAACATACCAGCTAACATTGCTGCTGCACTTGTGTTACCTTGAGCTTCACGTGTTTTCTTTTCGCCTAGCTCTTGAATTTCTGCCTTACGTGGCTGTGTTTTACCAGATATGCCACGATTAGCATCCAAATCTTGTAAACGCTTGAGTGCCTCTTCGCCCTTGGCCATTTCGTCTAGGATGTCGTTGAGTTCGTCTAATCGTACACTTGAAGTTGTTGTTGGAGTAACTAACACTTGATTAGTTGGAACCTTTTTCATTAGTCCATTGACATGTAAACTTTCTAAACAATTTTTACCATCTGCCATAATGGTTCTAAAAAGCACGTCACTAATTTCTGTTGCAGCTTGTCCTTGTGGACTTTCGACTGCTCGCATAACTTCGTCGTGCACCATTCTTGGCAGTAAATCGCTGTAAACAATTAATGCCATGTGCTCTAACTCCGGAATCTTTCTAAATATAATAACGCATCTTTTATCGTTATGTTTTCCTACATGTTTTAACATAAATTCTCCTTGATTAATTCGCTTCTTTAGATTCTTCAGAAATAGCACCTGATGCTTTTAAGAAAGAAAAGAGTTTTTGATAAACTGCACCAACTGCTGACATTTCGTCAACTTTGATTGCTCCGCGTTCAGCAACCATTCTGATTAGATTTAAAACCAAAACTAAATCTTGTAATGAAATGCTTGGCTGTTCGGGTTGAGCCTCGGGTACAGGATTTGATTCAACTTCTTGATCCATAGTTTCTCCTTTGTTATTGTTTATTTAACGGAAAAATTATAGATAAATTTTTTTTAGAAAGTTGAATTTGAATGATTTTGAATTTGATCCAAACAAAGCGAAAACATACTGGCTTCGCCTGGTAGTTCAAATGCAGCACATGCTGTCATTGCTATAGATCCAGATTCAGTGGGATAGTAGATGTCTCCTAGCCAAAAACGACCTTCTAGATTTTCCCATATCCAGTCCGAAATTTGTTTGTATGAATATCTTAATTCAAATTTGACTTGAATAAAATGTGGCGGACAACGTTCTAATTCTCTTAGTCCGTGTACAGTAAGAGGATTAGCTTCTAAGTTACGTAACATTTTTATTGTTATTAGTTTCGTCGGTTACTACAAGAATCTTTTGTTGATCAGCAGAAACACTAGTATCCGGGCGGACAATTCTATTCTTTAGAAATTCGTTAGATTGTTCAATCCAAGTACTTAGGATTTCTCGTTGTCCGGTTACTTCTACAATCTCAGCAGCACGAGTGATATCTTCTAACACGTCTTCAGTTAAAAGTAAACGTTCTTGTAAATCTGCAATAAGTTTTTTAACCTTTTTACTTGCCTTAATTTCTTCAAAGTTGATTGGATCCATGTTTGTCCTTGTTAAATTTCTCGTTGCCAATTGAAGCCAATGTAATATTCCATTAGCTTCTCCATTGCTGCTTTATATTCTTTATTAGCTGAAAGATCCTCTTGTTTATATGCAGGTAATTCTTTGGCAGATTCGAGGTTATCTATATCGCTACAAAGATTCTTATAGTCTTGAATAAGAATATTCTTAAGAATGTTATCTACAGCATCGTTGTTTAGTTCAATTATCATCGCGATCCTTTTGCTGCTTCTTCGTAGTGTGCCCAAATGCCCCATGGTGGTTCGCATCCAGGATTGCCTTTAATAATCCATACAGTTTCGCAGTATTGTTCATCGCCCCAAGAATCATACGGCATGCCATCAGTAAACATAATGAACTTTTTAGGTTCAATGTTTTCTTGTTTCATGAACTGCCAATTGACTTCAAAGTCTGTACCGCCACCGCCTGCAGGTTCGTAATTCTCGATGTCTTCGATATTGTCCGAAGTATAAGTCTTTACATTATAAATTTCAGTATCAAAGCACCATAGCGTGATCTTGTACTCGTCAAATGCTTCCATGATACCTTTAATCTCACCCAAGAACGCTTTACTATCTTCTTCACTGATGGATCCAGACTGGTCCATTGCAATACAGATATCAATCATCTCTCCGGGCTTGAGGCCAGGCATGACTGCCTCTATGTGCCAACCTCTGCGACTGGGTCTAGCCCAAGTATAATCGTTCTTAATAACCGCCGTAATTTGCTGTTGTAGCAGTTCCTTCCACCCAATTACTGGTGCTGTAATGTCCTTTAGTAGACGCTTTACACCCATCGGCAAGTTACCTGCACCCGCAGCCTGTGCAGCACTAATCACAGCGCCTTTGATCTCATCGCGGATAGCCTGCGCTTCCTCTTTACTTAGTCGAGGTTTGCCCGAACCATCTTCGCTGTCGCCGTCACCATCTTCTTCAAGGTGGTCGTCCAACAACATTTTTTCTAACTGACTGATATCTATCTTGTCTGAATTCTCATACAAATAGTCATATACTTCTTCGTAACTCCAACCACGGAACTTGTTATCAAACAAGATTGGCACTACACTTATCTTTTCGCCAATACGCTGTTCTACTAGGTCTTGGTTAACACAGTAGTCGGCAGCGATGTTACTGAGTCGCGGCATACGGTCACCTCGCCGACCCATGTGGTCATAAACCGCATGCAAGATCTCGTGTCCGACCAGGAACTCGAGCTGTTTTAGCGGCATCTTGTTAACAAACTCACTGTTGTAATAAAATTTGCGTCCGTCAGTTGCAGCGGTTCCGCACCACTCGTCCGCATTGGTCAGAGTCATACGGGTAGCTAGCTGTCCAAAGAACGGCGCCTTTAGTAGCAAGCCAATACGAGCAGTAGTAAGTTTTTCACGAGCCGCAGCATCTGTGCGCGGATCCGTTACTGTTACTGCTTTTTGCTTGTCAATCACTGTAGATTCTGCCATTGCTACTCCTTATTGTGTAATACATTATAGCGAATTCTGTATTTACAGTCAATGTAAAAAAGGAGGACTTACGGACTTGGATCCAACCTCCTGCCTCACACGCGATAAAACTTATTTAGAAGAACCCGCAGCGGCTAACACATACTTGCCGTAACGCTGGTGGAACTCGTCGAAGCTCGGCATCTTGCCTGGCACCAATGGAAGGTTATATGTCGTAAGAGCCACTCGAGCACCCATAACAGTAACTTCGGTTGTAAAGTTGTCCATCATAAACCGCAAGAAGTTGTCGGCCATTTTATGGAACTCGGGCACTTTGTCTTTGTTCTTAGTGTAATAGTCTTGCAACTCATAACACATAGACGTAGTAAGCGAATACATAGCCGAAACTTCTTTGGTCTTGAGTTCTTTAACTTTACCTGCCAAGATGTCTTCGGGCTTGGGTAGTGAACCGGCTACTTTGCGATGAGCCATAAACTTGTGTGCAATACCCTCGCCTACGCAGCCTGCAACAAGATCCGTTAGTTCACTTGCCGGCATGTCTGTGTCTTTACAAAAGTCACTAGCAAAGGTCCACGAACGTGGTGTAGCAAAGCTACGACTATTGCTACGTGGATCAAAGTCAAACATGTCACTCTTAGCGAACGACAAGTAACCAACAACATCCGCATGGATCTTGTTCTTAACAGCCCATGTCTGCCACGACTCAAAATCTGGACGGACCTCCAGGTGTACAAAGCGATTAGCAAGCGGACTAGGCATACGATATGTAACACCCTTGTCCGAATCTCTATTACCTGCCGCCACCATAACTACATTGTCTGGCAAATGATACTTGCCAATTCGACGATTCAAAATCAACTGATATGCTGCGGCTTGTACTGCCGGCGCAGCCGAGTTCATCTCATCCAGTAGCAATACTACAATTGGATACTGAGCTGCTAGTTCTTCATCGGGCAAGTCAATGGGCGGTGCCCAATCCATAAGACCCTTGTCTTTGTTGTAGAATGGAATGCCACGCATATCTGTTGGCTCCATCTGCGAAAGACGAAGGTCAATCATGTGACCACCTAGCTCACTAGTAATGTCGGCAATCACTTCACTTTTGCCGACGCCCGGTGGTCCCCATAGGAACATGGGTCGCTTGTGTTTAAACGACCTAAGGATACGACTACGTGCCTCCTCGGGCGTAACCGTACGGGTTTCTGTAACTGCCATTTACAATCTCCTATCTAACGTGTGAAACATTATTATAATGTATAACAGAATAAGCGTCTGTGGCTTTTACACAACAGACGCTCATTTAATTACGCTTGAGCCTTGGCTGCAACATTTGACTCGCACTTGGCAAAGAATGCTGCTACCTTGGCTGCATCACGCTTGTATTGTGCAAACGAAATAACCGGCATGTCATTGGCCTTGCGCTCGCCCATAGCCTCAGCATAGGCTTCACGCAAACCATCTTCGGAACCAGTAGTCTTGTTTTTTGCAGAAGAAACTTTAACAGTCTTTGCCGCCTTAACTTTAACAGCCGCCGACTTAGGCTTGGTGCCGCGAGCTGGCTTGATTGCAGTCATACCCACCTCAGCCAAGTATGCAATAGCAGCATCCTTGTCCATTGCCTTGGGTAATGCAATAATGTTAATCTCAGTGCAACCAAAACGCTCAAGTGCCTTGGCACGATTTGCATCGTTAGCAAATTTGTAAACAACAGCACCGTTTTCTACGCAAGTACCAGCAAAAGTAAAAGTTTTAGACATATATGCTCCTTTAAATTACGGGTTGAATTAACTACACAACACCATTAGTATAGCAAAATGGGTATTTTGAGTCTACCGTTTTTTTCGTTGCTTTTTAGCAACATTTTTAGGTGTTGCTAAAGGTGCAACTTTGGTTGCATTTTTGAGACGATGAAACAAATCTGTTGCTTTTTTAAAATCAAAATTTGGATGCTTGTACATATAGTCTATTTTACGCTCTAAAACTTGCAAAACTTCTAACAAGTCCATTTTTGTTGCAAAATCGCTATCCATTAGTATTTTGTTAACATCATGCTTGTCTAACATATACTCTACCCATTTTGTAGTAGCGGGTATTTTGTAATATTGGACTATTGCTTTATTGCTATTACGAGTTGCATATTTGCTAATGTAAGTACGTGCTAACATATAGCCTCCTTTAACGAAGACTACTATTATATGCAAAACACGATTTATGTGCAACGGTTGTTAAAGTTGCAAGTTGTCAAGATATTGTTGTAAGTTATCTGCATGTAATTTTAATAATACAGATTCTTCTTCACCAAGTAAGTAAACTAAATCCAATTTCTTTATGAAATATGGACAAGTAAGCAGTCGACTCATTTGAATTAGAGTTCGATTTCGTAGTGGTTCTGTTAGCTGTATGTCGTAACAAGTAATTTTACTGTCGTTGACAAATTTGAAACCATTTTTGCTTAATCTTAAGTTACGTGGATCTTTATAGTTCCACCACCAATCCTTGTGATATCTATTGAGATTAGTTATGTCTAGTTTGGCATGTGCCACAAACAGACGAGTATAGTCAATTTGATTATGGGTAGATTTGGTCACCTTGTTTCATTAAGACAACGGTGAATTTGTCGGTTTTAAAAAGAGTGTTAAGTTTTTTGCAAAGATTTATAGCATGGCCCGAATTTGAAAAACTAACTTTTTTGTATTTTGGACCAGGGTAAGCAATTAATATGTTATGTGTTTTTAGGTTAATAGGTTTGTTGTCATAGAAAACTGCCCAAATTCCTTCGCTACTTAAAACTTGATCGCTTTTGTAGTTGGTTTTGTTAACATATTCTAATAAAACTGTAGGTTTAGGTCTACTCATAGTTGAAATCCTGTACTATATATTTATCTTAAAATCTGGGTAGTTTATTAGAAAGCGCCGCCATCTAAGCTGATAGAACTAGCTGATTTTTCAGTGTTATTTTGTGCAGTGGCTATTTCCGAGATATTGTTCAGTAAAGCAAAAATATCAGAATGTAAATTTCTAGCTTCTTCCGCCGACAGAACCAATTGTCGACTGTTAGTCTGATTCATTTGTTTTACTCGGTCGTTAAAGTTTCTTATAGATAAACTAATTGCTTGCATTTTTTATCCTTTGTAATTGTTCCTCGGCCTCTAATTGTGTTTTAAAAGGTCCGTGAAATTTGTAACGATTTAATGTTATATTTTTTGGACAAAATGACAAAGTCCAAGTATCGTTTAAAAAAACTAGATAATAACCGGCACAATAAAGACTTTTACTTTTTAAATTTTTACTATAAATTGGAAGTTTTCGAATTATATCAAATACTTCGTTATAGAATTTTCCTTTTACTGGAAATCCGTATACCAAATTGTTTTCCTTAGATTTTTTAACAACTACATTTGAAAACTTTATGTTTAATTGTTTGGTTAATTGTTTTGTAGTTGAAAAGTACTCTCGTATTTCATCGTGTACGTAAACAAAGCCACCGTTATCTCTAGCCTGTATAGTGGCTATTTTTTGTCCGTGATCTTCAACGACCCAAAATTTATTTTTAATAACTGGTTTAGCGATTGGTTGATTCATTTTTTTGCATAATATGATGTGTTATAATTTTTCCAATTTCTTGACCCAAGTCTTGATCGATGCCAATGATATAGAGGTCATTGTCTTTCATTGAATTATCAATTTCAACGATATATCCTCCGTGCGCCTCGTGTATACCCAACGAAATTTTTTTATTTGGGAACTTTCTATTATGATAAGGTCCGCCTAATTCTATTGTACTAATATCTAATGCTCCTATAGGTGATCCGGTTATACTGTAATTACTCATAGTTTCATTTGCTCCAACATAATTGCCTGTGCTACCTGCGTGGCAAAGTCTTGATCTTCGTGGATCATGTACAATGTACCTTCATGCCGATCAGTTTTAGAATTGTAAATTCTTGTTTCAAGAACATGACCACCTACTGCTCGATACAGACAGAAGTTTAACCCATCTTGTCTAGGAGTATCTCTGTTTGAAACCACTGTTTCTTTTAGCATTACAGGTTCTTCTTGCATTAACCAATTGCGTATAGTTCGTCGTAACCAATTCATTAATAAATCCTTAAATAAAATCTGTAGTTAAAAATGCAACTGTAAAACCAATAATCAAGTATATCATTGCATGTAGGAATTGGTCTATACCAATCCAAATCCAAAAAGCATTAGAATCTACACTCAGTTTAACTGTAGCTCTGCGATGCATAAAATCAAAAATATAGTGCATAACTGAGTCAAACAAAGCAATTATTATGCAAGCCTGTATATTCAAAAAATGCATTAGGATCACATAGGTTAACACACCATGTAATCCTGCATGTTGTATGCCACCAAGTCTACCAAGGTGACCTTTGTCTTTGATCATTCTATCACTTTGCCAGCAGAAGTCTGCCAGAAAGTGTTTAAAAAACAGTAAGGCCAATATCAGCCATGTGATCATTCAGGATACTCCGCTCCTAGGAACTCCGAAAAACTTTGACTTTGCTCACTCAATCTATTCAATTCATACTTGCCGCAGAACTTTAAAAATTGTGCACCTACCATTGGGCGACCTTTTCTAACAGCACCTGTTTTAATTGTGGCTGTAATTTTGGCCTTAATTTCCTCAGGTTGTGCTGTAAGGTCCACTAACACACGATTGCGTTCATAATCTTCAAGTACTCGATGTTCTACACCGTTATGATCTGTCCATCGTTGAAGCATGAGATTGTTCCAATTGAAACCTTTTTTGTCACGATCACTGTATGCTTCTAGTAGTCCAATTTTGTTCTTGCTTCCCTTGGTTCTAACACCCGGATAGGCGGAAAAGATGTTATCTGTCGGATCTCCACGCATACACTTCTCAAACAAGATCCACTGCGGGTCGGGTATGACTTTGGGTAGTTTGGTCTTTTTATCAATTACCAACTTGCCTTTCTTGTCAAGTATGCCCTCTAATGTATGTAGTTCGTCGGCAACACCATTATATTGCTGTACATTCGGCGCCAGTAACTGATAGAAATCGGTATCCGAGGAAATAATAACGTGATTGTCATTGGGGTGTTCGTGTATGAATCCTGCAATGAGATCATCTGCTTCAAGTTCTGGATGTTGAAGAACTGTGCAATTAGTCTTGTCCTGCAAGAATGTCTTAAGGTTATCAAACGCTTCCCAGAATAGTCGATCCTCTTCCTGTTCCGACTCGGTGAGTGCTGCACGAGCAACTGCACGATTCTTTTTGTACGGCTCGTAGTAATCTTTTCGCCAGCTTCGTCCCTCCAAACAGAATACCACATGATCGGCTTTCTGATCCCGCCAAGCCTTATTAACCGAACCGAGGGTAACATGGATAGCAAATCCTAATCTATCCCACGTATCCGATTGGCGGCTGGCTGAATGGCGAGCACGAAAGAATGTGTTTGCGGTGTCTACAATAAGATATCTCATGCATTAATAATAGCATATTATAACAACCTGGTCAACCATGGAAGTAAAAATTCTGCCCATTTCCTATGTGCATCCGGACCAAAATGATAACATTTAGTAGGATCATGTCCTTGTTTAATTAAGTATTCACCATAACTAAAAGTTAATGAATATGGGTGTATGTAATTAAATCCCCAATCTTTGACTATGCTATCAGGATATTTACGGATACCACGCAAGGAAAGATGACAATTAAAAAACAAATGTGGAATATTTTTATTTTTTAAATCTTGATGCAAGGCCCAAATTTTTTCGTGCGCTTCTTTAATTTTTTTTGGCCAATCTATATTAATTACAAAGTTTTTGTAACGATCTTTCCATTTTGCGGGAACATGATCGGTACCAGATGCATTTACTTGATACCAAGTATTGTTTTCTTCGTTATACCATTCCTCTCGTTCCCAAGTACTCCAACCTATTATGATTAAATCAGGTGTAAAGTTTTCTAAATATTCTCTAGTAGTTCTTATTATTCTATCATTGGAACCTGCTGCCCTGGCATGACAGTGTAGTTCTGCTCCTAACTTATCAGCAACTATTTTGCCGTAAGAAACATTTATGTTTTCCGGAGTAGGAGCACATTTAATTTCATCTCGCCATATTGCTAATAAAGTTGGATCAATATTTTTACTGTAATGTGGCCAATTATCTTCTAAAAAACAATCAGGGGACATAGCTTCGCAACCACCGCTATGACTATCGCCATTTACGTACAGAATCATTTTAACTTATTTCCGTTCTACCATTACCTAAATCATTCTTATCTACTCTACGCGGTCTAGAATCAATTGGCTGATTGGCTTCCCACTGCTCAAAATTTTCATTCAAAATATTTCTGCAGATACTTTGAAACCATCTATCTACTATTTCTGCATCTGTGTCGGTTTTCTTTATCATATAACCAGACTTGACTAATTTTGCAATAAAAATTTCGTTCCAATCTAATTCAAATGCCCCGTTGCCTATATCATCTGGATCAAGTTCAACCGCAATCACACTAACATAAGGCTCGCCTGCTTCAGTAGACAGTTCTTTTGGTGTTTTTGGCTTTGCTCTAGATTTTTGACTTTCTGGTTTAGATTCTGTCTTTACTTCTGGTTTCTTTTTGAACCAATCAAACATTATGTGCCCCATTCATTTTTAAACAAAGGTACTTGTAATCTATCACTATATCTTAACCCATGTTTCATTGCTAGATCTGCTACACGTCGATTGTTAAGAGTATAAACACTCTCCACACCGCCCACTGGCATGAGATAGATAGGACCTTTGAAACCTTTATTTCTATATTGATCTCGAGCTTTCAGTGCGTCCTCGACATCTTCTTCTGTTGCAACAACAAACTTAAGGTAAGTGTAGCCAACTTCTTCATATTCGCAAACAACATCCGGGCAAATTGCTTCCTCCCAATTTTCGCCGCTTGCTGGCAATTTAGCACTTACACTAAAAGTAATATCATCTTTATTGCGATTACCGCTTGACCAATTATTCAAGTATTCTTTAAATACTGGATCCAGTTTTTGTGTACCGTTAGTTTCAAAAGTAATTTCTTTCAGCCGTTGCATACGTGGATGATTAAGCAAATCTGGATAAGCACGTTGCCATCCTAACAAAGGCTCACCGCCGGTAATTACCAAGTGTTCGTCTTTCCATTTACCATATGGAAGAATTTGCATAATACGTTCTACAATAGCTTCTGTGGTAAGCATAGGACTTAGATCTTTAAATCTTGGATCCCAGCTTGCATAACTATCACATCCTGTACTTACTAATGGAAGTTCTTCGTATTTTATATATTTGGCAGGATCGACATTATTGGCCTCTTCGCTTAGTTGCCCTCTAGGCATACCAAAGCCTGCACACTTAAAGTTACAACCAAATGTTCGAAGGAATACACTAGGTACACCCATGTATCGACCTTCGCCTTGAATGCTGTAAAACAGCTCTGCTATCTTGATTTTTGACATAATAATATTGTACTATAAATATTTAGATAATGCAAACAATCCTCGAAAATTTCTTTACCGAGCATCAAAATAAAAATTATCAAACGAAAATAAACAAAGAAGCTACTGCAGATTGGATTTTAAATAACAGTAGTATACCCTATTTACCTTTAAATTTAGAGTCAGTGCCATACAAAGAAATATTAACCGAAGCACAGGCACTTGACCATTTGTATGTGCTTCACAGATCCAATGATAGTAAAGGATGGGCTAGTTTATGCATTCATGGCATTTCTAGTCAACACACTGATCATTACGCAGTTTATCCTGAATACGCAAATTTAACCAATGACCAAGTTCCTTACAACTGGACGGAAATTCAAGACCGATGTCCTGTAACAGTAAACTTTTTTAAAAGTATCTTTCCGTTTGATGTTTATCATCGTATACGATTTATGAGATTAGATCCTGGTGGGTTTATTTTGCCGCATTCTGATAGTCCAGATTTAAGTTTAAGAGCTGTAAATATTAGTCTCAACAATCCTGATGGCTGTAATTTTGTTTTTGAAAATATAGGAACAGTACCATTTAGTAATACTGGTAGTATATTTATAGTAGCCAACGGATACAAACATAGTGTATGGAATCGTAGCAATGAAACTAGATATCATATAATTGTTCATGGTTATGCAACAACACATTATTATTATGATTTAATTAGCAAAAGTTATAATACCCTGATACCAAGTGTCCTCGACATCTAAATACACTTTACTATTTGTTCGTTGCAGTTCCATAAACAAATTATCTCTAAATTCTTTTAATTGGTCTTTACCAAACATAACTAGACTATATTCCATCCAAAAAGCATTACTGATCCACAAATAGTTGTTATTGTGCTTTTGTATTAACTTTGCTAGATTTTTTTGATCCTGCTTGTTGTATAAATTAAGCTCAATAAATTCTATAGATAACTTTTTAAATTGTTTCCAATGCACTTGGAGTATTTCCGCACTACAATCAATTTGCTCGATTAAGTAATCAAGATTTTCTTGATATGTTCCCCTAGGTTGGCATACAAATGAATCTGTCTCATTTTTTGTAAAATTGGTACAAACATTTTCATAGGTAGATATATTTCCATCCCAATTTTCTATTACGTATTTTTGAAAATTAATTGCTGTCTGACTAAAATCAAAATAGGTAATAGATGTATTTTCATCAAATCCATTTTTTACCGCAGTGGCAAATAATTTTAAACCTGCTGCTACACCACTATAGTGATCAATTTTTTCATTTACTTCTGGACGTTGCAAAGGTTCGGTATTAAGAACATAGTATTGACTTTTTACTTGTTTTTGTAAGTTTGTAATTAATTCAGAGTACTGTTTTTGTTCGTGTACTGACCCAGTATAGTTTTTTCCTTGGAGAAAATTGTAAAAATTTTCCCATTGTTGATCTGGATATAGGTGAAATTTATTTCTGCGGATATGCTCTGGTACATTAGTAATGGTGAGACCCATTTCAACAAATTCTCTAATTACCTGTGCACCTACTTGCATCTCTTCGACAGCATATTCTTGTAAATGTCCTTTATTTCTTATCCAGTAAGGTGTATAATCGTCATGAAAAGTTTCGACACTAGATTCTATAGCATTAGCAATAAAGTGTTCTGCTTCTCCCGAATACTCCCATGATGGCCATCCCGCTGACACCCATGTTTTATAATTAAAAGCAAACAATTGAGGATGTATATGAGGATACTGATCTTTAAAATTTAAAACATGTCCAATCATTGGACTGTTAGATTTAAGTGCTTCCACAATTAGTTTATCATAGATATTTCTATCATGAGAACAGTGCCCTGCTGAAACTACAACTACCCAATCTGTAGATGGATCCAATGATGCTAATGCAAAGTCTAATTCTGTTACGTAATAAACTTGAAAGTCACTGTCAAAAGGCGTTTGCTGATAAAAATCACCAAGGTTCATTACACGGTGCTGGTAGTCAGCTGGCAAATGCGTAATGTTATTATATTTTAATAATACTTTGTTCATTGTGAAATAAACGCACGAACTATGTAATCAAATCGTCTATCAATCGTGCTATAATCATCACAGCCAGTAGCAATAATAATACGGCCAAAACATAACCTAGGATCGTCATTTGTCTCAATCCCCCATTGTTGTTGAAAAAAATCTTGGTGCTTACTCACCCAATCTTTAAATCCTTTTACGTCATTGAATATATGACTATCGTCTGGTAAAAACCATTTGATTCCAGATCCAACTTTGTGTTGTATTACACAACTTGTATGTAAACTTGTATCATCTTGATACAAATAGCTATTATGCGGACTTCGTCCTACATGACTAAAATCATCTTGGATGAAGTTGATACATGGTTCGGTTGTAAATTCTTTATAATCATCTAGGGTCATATCTATCATTAACCCAGGAGGAACCCATTGGATTTTTTTAAAAACCACTTCAGTGGCCCCTTGCCATATACTTTCTAAATAATGAATATCATTATGTAATCGTAAATGTAAGTTGGCTTGATCTTTATGCTGTTCGATGAATCTATGTACAGTATTAACTAAATTTTGATCTATAAAATTTGAATCAATTTCAGAGGTTTCGAGGAATTTTTGAATATCTGGATCTTGACGAACAGCTAATGCAATCCTGTCTTGATAGACACTTGGGTCTCGTTTGTAGAATTTAGGGTATCCGTAATAGCTGGGAACTTTATCCTGCACACTTTTAATGCATTCGACCCACTTGTCAGAATAAGAACCCGGCCGGATATCGAATTCTAAATCTATGAATTCTTTACCGTCGGGTTTTTTAGCACATCTGATTACAAATTTACGCAAACAGATCCTCGTTCCATTCGCGATGACCTTCTCTGAATGCCATATTACTTTGTGTTTCTCTTACTTCGACTCTGTAACACCAAAGTCTTTCTGCTTCACTAGGTCCCCACATATCGGGAATATATACACCATTCACATATTTGTATAGCATATCAGCTAGGCCTTCGCAACCAAGTCTTGGCAAGATAGTTAGTTTGGCTAACTTTTTTTCTTGTAGTAAATGAAAAGTTTCAATTTCGGGATCGTCTTGTGCAACAAGTAGAGTATGATCAAATTGATCTTCTAGTATAGATTTAAGTTCTTTGAGACCACCGTAGTCAGCTGCCCAGTTACGAACATCTAAATGATCTGTACCAAAATAAAATTTCATTGAGAAACTGTAACCATGAATTAGATTGCAGTGACTGTCAGCACGCCATTGACGATACGCACAAGGAAATGCGTCGTGATATTCTTTGGTACTAGTGTATTTGTAAACTCTAGATGGATATACTTCGTTTAAAAACATTTGATTCTCCTATATTATATTTTAACATAGGCTTGCAGAATTTGTAAAGCGGGAATGAAAGCCAGAAAGGCCGCTGTGTAGAATTGTATTTATGTTGTTAATTTTCCCACCAATTTTCCCATGGGAATACTACCCAACAGGGATCATCTAGTTTATTAATATTACGACCCGAATAATCTACATGCTCATAATTACTTGATTCGTTATTAATTAATGCAGCGAATCTAACATTTTTATTCCATATAGCTTGCCAGGCAGGGTGTCCTGATAAACATGAAGATTGCCAATCCACTCGAATCCATTCCATAGTAGATCCGGTATCGTTGATATCATCTACAACAAGAATTTTTTTACGATATGCTGGATCAGTTTCTGTTCCACTGTCACCGCGATCTTCTATTGGTACATACCCGAAGGCATCTTCGGCCATCCAGCAATTGCTTTCAGACCTTGGTTTGAGAGTTTCCATTGGAACATCAAAATAATGACTAATCATTGTAGCAGCAGTAAGACCACCACGAGTAAGTCCTACCACATAGTCAGGTCGCCAATCACTGTTAGCAATATCTCTACAAAGTTTATGAACAAGACTTTTAAACTCTGTGTCTGAAATAACTAATTGTTTCATTAGTCTCGCTCCATAACAGCCGCTTCTTTAATTAAACTGATTAATTCATCAATGTCTTTGCAAAGAATTTTAGCAGTAACCCAATCATTATTATCGTCGCGTCCGCCGATTTCTAACATAAAGCCATTGTCATACATGTTTATAGAAAAGCTATCGTTTACTTTAGCAAGTTTTTCGTTGAGTTTCATATGATTTACTTCCTTTCAGTTATTTGGAAAAGGCCAATCAGTTAAATTTGATTGTGTTGTTTGTGTAGTTGAATTGGTGTTGCTAGTGTCGGGTTCTTCTCCCCTAATAGTTTCGCCGGTATCTTGGTTTTTGATTTCTAACGGGCCAAATAACCATGCTTCGTTCTCGTCATTGGACCAACCGGCTTCTTCAAGAGCAGTAAAAGAATCTTCTTCCCAAAGAGCCATTAGTTCTTCTTGTTCCTCTTCTGAAAATTCATCAGAGTCAAAGTCAAAGTCATTGTACCAGCCATCATCCATCATTTCCAGTTGAGCACCATTATCTACGTTGTCGCTGGAATATTCGTACATGTTTATTCCGTTAGGATTTTTAGGATCAATCCCTAGCGGCGGTTGATTGTCGTTGGTTTCAATTGAAAACGTTCCCCACCGAAAGCCGTCAATGATTTTAAAACTACGATTGTCTTTGGTCCAAATCATATGTTCTTCACATGATTTTTTATGCATATTTGATACGGTCCAAATCGCCATTAATTATCTCCATCAAGTTGTTCAGCTAAGTCGTATAAAATTAAAAAAAGTACACCTAGTATTAGAATAGCAGAAATACTGCCAAGACGCAAGGCCATGGTCATTGAAATGAGAAAAAAACCAAAAATAGTAATTTTTCTCATTTGACTCCTTTTTTCTTTTTGTCTTCTGCTATTCCTTGTGCTATCATTTTTTTAAAGATAAGCATTACTCGCATTTTTTCTTTTTCAGTTAAGTATTTTACCAACATCAATTTGTCATCGTAGCTTTTTGCACCTTCCAAAAAGTCTTCTGGAACTGTTATTTTAGGTTTTTTTGGTTTAAATTTTTTTAAATTATTTTTTACGTCATTGTTATTATTATTGTCAGACATTAGTGTTTATTCTTTCCTATCTCCAAACAAGTGAAGTAAACTTAGAAACAAATTAATGAAATCCAAGTAAAGGGTAAGAGCTCCCATGACTTCAATTGCAGGACCGTCTGATTCCATTAATTGCTCTCTAATCTTTTGAGTATCATATGCTGTTAGGCCTAAGAAAATAACAACTGCTGCGGCACTAATTATGGTTTGAAGTAGACTTGATCCTATAAAGATATTTACGATGCTTGTGATAATAATAGCGATTAAAGCCACAATCAAGTACTTTCCTACGCTATCTAAACTTTGTTTTGTAAAATACCCATACCCACTCATAGTCACAAATAAAATTGCTGCACCGAAAAACGCACCGGCAATACTAGCGGCTGTATAAATTACAAAAATGGTTGCAAAGCTCAATCCCATTAGAGCTGCAAAACCATGTAAACAAAGTATAGCAGTGGACTTACTTGGATTATTACCAAGTACGTAACCTACAGCAAAGATTGCAGCCAATGGTGCAAATACCACAATCCATTTCACTATACCTGTAAATAAAAATGCCATCAAGGCAGCATTTGAAGATACCAATGCACTTACAATCATGCTGGTCACAACAGCCAATGCCATGTTGTTATAAACACGAATCATGCTGCTGTTAATTTCTGCTGGTGTTTTATAAGTTAAAGCATATTCCATTATGGTCTCCTTATCTAGGTGCAAATTCTTGTTGAAGCTTGATGTTATCAAAAAATTCTTTCTTGGTACTTTGATCATCTTTAAAAGCACCTCTTAACACTGTGGTCTGGGTGAGACTGCTGTGTGCCATAATGCCTCTATTCTCGCAGCATCCATGTGTGGCCTGTATGTATACAGCCACATCCTTGCTTCCAGTTGCAAATTCAATTTCTCGTGCAATATCCATGCAAAGCTCTTCCTGTAGCGTTCCGCGACGAGCGCACCATTGAGCAATGCGGGTGTATTTAGAAAGCCCGATGAGTTTTGGTCCAGCAATAATACCAATATATGCCACGCCTGTAACAGGTTGGTGATGATGACTGCAAACACTCTTAAGCTCAGAACGGACGACGAGCATGCCGTCATAGGCTCCTTCAGTGTCATTTGGAAACGCAGTTGCGTTAGGTGTCGGATCATATCTACCTGCCATTAATTCATTGTAATACATTTTAGCAAGACGACGAGCTGTACCTTGGCTATTAGGATCTGTTGCTCTATCAATCAACAGTGTGTCTAGCACTTGTTCAAATGCTTCTGTGGCTTCGTCAATCAGCTGATCCTTGTCTTCATCCGTTACATAACTGCTGATATTGTCTCCGGCCCAGTACCTTTTACCGTCGGCCTGCATTTGTTCTCTAATTCTATCACTTACTCGTGTGTATTTCATTTATTCTCCGATGATTGTAATATCTCTAAGATCTGGATATTCGTGATATTTAGGCGGTTCATTTACAAAATATAATTTTTCTAAACCAATTCGTGCATCTTCGATAGTGGGCCTATAATGGTAACCAATCTTGAAAACACGTTGTTCTTGCCATGGCGAGACGGATAAGTCCCTACCATCGTATCTTTGCTGTAATAAAAAGCCATATGCTTCCTTGTCGTCTAATAGTATAGCACCACCGTGACCTATTTGTAAAGGCTTGTTATGACCAAAACTTAAACATTGCATCATTCCGGGTCTATACATTCCTTCTTCTAATCTTCTTGCACTATCCCAAATATCCGTTCCATAAAATCTATATTCGCCCGTCCATTTTTCAGGAACAAGTTCGTATTCAATGCCCAACTTGTGCATAGTCATGGGTATAGATAGATAGGTATATGCGCTAAACTGTACTCGTTTTACTTTTTTATAACGCAAACATAATTCAATTGCATGAGTACAACAATCTGTCATGATTGCGTATGGTGCGCCAGTTTTCTTTGCTAGTAATTTTTCGAATTGTGCTATTTCTTCAAACGCCACGGGTATACCATTTGTAAGCAGAATCGATAATTTGATTTATTGTAGAATAATTTGGTTTCCATTTTAAAACAGACTGTGCTAGTGTTGCATCGGCAATCAATTGTCCAGGATCGCCAGGTCTACGTTCTCCTACTATTAACTTGAGTGGACCGTATTTTAAATTAATATAATCAACAATTTGTTGATTGCTTATGCCGCTGTTAGTACCTAAGTTAAACACTGCAAATTGCTTGTTAGTGTTCCATTGTATCGCTCTATAATGTGCGTCTGCTAGATCCCAAACATGAATGTAATCTCTTATACATGTTCTGTCTGGAGTATCAAAATCTACCCCATTTAATGTAAAAAACTCATTATTAAGTTTAGATTCTAGAAGCCGAGCTATAATATGTCCTGCACCTGGTGCTTGACCTAGATCATAATTGTTCGGTTCAGCACCAGCTGCGTTAAAGTATCTAAAACATACCGCGGGTAATTCATATGCTTGATTGTAGTTTAACAATACTTGTTCAATGATATCCTTGGTATGACCATACGGGCTAATAGGTTTTATCCGGTCTGTCTCAACCAATGGAACATGATCAGGGTTGCCGTACACACTAGCACTAGAACTAAAAAGAACAAGCGGTTTCTTTTTATAATCCTTAACATGATTTAAAAATGTAATAGTCTTTGCCACATTGTTGTCATAATATTTTCCAGGATCAATTACACTTTCTCCAACAGAAATATCTCCGGCACAATGTACAATGACATCGGGTTGTAATTCATCTAACCATAATAAACTTTGTCGTGAAACATAATCAGTGTGTAAGAAACCATCAACATTTTTTAGTGTGTGATCTCTACGTTCGCGATCAATAATATACACACTAGAGTTTTCAATGTGTTGTTTTAAGTAGCGGGCAATGTGGCTACCAATATAACCACATCCACCTGTGATTACAATTTTCATAATAAGTTTTTATTTTGTAAAAAAGGCAACACACAGTTTTCTACAAAGTTTTTGTGTTGTGCCTGGCTCGGATGCGACCAATTTGGTGGCCATGTATGAATCAAAATATTTTCTTGAATATTATTACACCATTCAAATTCTCCTAGTATTGGTAAAAAATAATCAAAATTTATTTGTTCATACAGATAATTAATCTCTGGGTGATTAATAAAATCTTTGGGAATGGTTTCACTGGTAAAAGTTGTCATGAAATATTTAATATTATGATTTTTTAAAAACCATTGTGTTCTAAGAATATGTTCTATAGTAAGGATTATAGATCCAACAAAACTAAAATCCGAATAAAATCTTTTTGCATACTCATTTTTCCATCCATGATTAAGTATTAACCAATGTCGATCAATTGATGTATCATTAATAAATTTTACTGGATTTAATACTGCTCCGTCTACTGCATTAAAATTTATTGTTTCATCTAAAAATATTTCATGCCTAGTAAAACCAGACCACATTATTCCG